AAAGCCAGGATTGTGTTGTTGAGGAATCCTTCCAGAAGATTCGACGGGATGCCCGTGAAGCCGAGAAGGATTGAAATGGAGTCGATGATCCAGGCGAAAGTTGCGTTCATCAGGTCGTTCAGCCACTTGGGCGAACGCCCGCCAATAATGTGCTGCCACCCCTTCGGCGTATGAAAGCTGAGCCGGCAGGTGAGAATGTTGCCTTTCTTTCCCGGCTCCGGCGCGATCAACACCGCCCAGGGGTCGACGTGATCGACACCCAAAATGGGGGAGATGAACACGCCGTCACGACCCGGCACGCCCTCAACAAACGGCAGGATTCCCTCAAAGAACGAACCGGCGACGTCAACAACCTGGCGCACTGCGGAATCAATGACCGTCCCGGTGGGGCCTTCAACCTGTGAACGATCTTTCACGGTCACCACATACGTCGGCTGGGTGAGCGCCAAAGCGGGGAAGGTCTGCGTCCAATAGTCAGGCTGATCGTCGCCGGGCAGCCAAAGATCGACGCGCACATGCACCCCGTAGGAACGGGTGATGTCCTCGATGACCGAGGCACATGTTTCCATTCGCACGGTACGGGCAATGAGCGGGCTGGTGTCGAGGAACGGGTTGGTACGCACCACATAAATGGGCGTTTTCAACATCTGAAAGATGTTGCCGTTGGACTGCAGCAGCGTCCCAAACCAGGAGCGAATGTCCGGATTCAGGCTTGCCGCGTTGTTGACGAACTCCCACAGGCCAGCCTGAATCCTCAGCGCGTTCTCCGAAATCATCGCTTCAGTGGCGGTGCATAGAGGCCCGATGAACACCGCGTGCGAAAACAGCTGGAACTGTATCGGCAACCACCAGTTCGGCCAGATCACCAGATAGTTCAGAATGTCCCAGACGCCATTGAGGTTGGCTGTGCCCACCCACGCACCGTTGTCGTACTCATAGTCGAATGTGTCAACGTAAAACGAGAACCGAACGCCCGCCGTTTCGACAACCACCCCGACGTGCGTTGTAGAGCACTGCATAAAAGTGTCAATGAGCCACGAATCGCCCTTGATCTTCAGCTGGGCGGTAGGCATCTTGTTGCGCGGGTCCGAGCCCTGCAGCGAGATCATGTCGTCGCCGAGTTCGCCCACCTTCACCCACATCTTGTCGTGCACCGAAACGCGCCAGGTTTGATCGACCGCCGACTTCTGATCGGCCAGCTTCTCGGCGGCGGTAGCAGAAGTGATGGGGTCGCCGTACAGCAACTGCTGCTTGAGAAGTTCCAGATCCTTGCCCATTAGAGGGGCCATCTCCTGAGTGGCGTTCCGGCGGCAACAATTCTGGAGTCAGCGTTGCCGTCCACAATCTCAACAAGAACTTCATGGTCCTGGGCTGGGCCGGCGACAGGCTTCGGTGGAATTGGCTCGGCAAACCTGCCTTCCAGCAGGCTGTACAAGTTGCCCTGTGGCGGCATGATTCCGAACATCGACAACAGTTCCTCCGCGAGAGGGGAAGCGTTGTTGCCGGAGGCGAATGAAACGAAATCTTTCAGTGCCCCTTGCCACCACTTCAACTCCTGCGGGCTGGGCGGCACAGCTGTCAGATCAATAACTCCACGCTTGCGCGGGTCCGCGCGGATCTGTACCACCTGATTGGGCAGCAGCGGCCCAAACTTCACCATGTCGGTGCTACCGGGGCCAGAGCCAATGTAGAAAGTTCCCGGCCCGTACAAGGTGTAGCGATCCCACATGGGCTGATCGCCCACATTGACCCGACGGAGCCTACCCGACTGGGTTTGCGTGGCATTATCGCCGCCCCAGAACCTCCGCACAGAGGCTGGCGGAAGCTCGAAAAGCTCACCACTGCCGGATTCCATCCCAAATCCCATGCCCCGATAATTGGCACCCAACAATGATGTCGAGCCAGACTCTTTGATTGTTGCCACCGGAATCAGCCCATTCAGGCCACGAAACACCCGATACGTCCGAGGGTCGCCGTCAACACCGGCCATAAACGACCACATCTCGCCGGGGATGGGCGGAACGATGGGCCTGCTTCGCAGTGTTGTTTCAACACCATTGACGAAACAGGAAACCTCTATGTTGAAGGCTTGAATCCGAAGGCGTAAACCGTTCAGCCCTGGCGCACCGCCACCCATCCGCAGCCAAATGTCGTTGTAAGCCTCATCGAAAATGCTCCACGACGGAAACGATCCCAACCTCATGAAGGCGATCTGGTTGTCGGTGCCAGTAGTAAACCCGGTGCGCTGGAGGACTGCCGTGCGCCCCTGAGTGCTGCTGCCGTTCTGCCACCTGGCTTCCCAGTCCCCGTCGCCGAAGACGGATGCAACGATGCCGGTGAATTGGGGCGCGGCAACAACCTCGCCGTCGCCCGTTCCTGTGTATGCGACCGTCCAGTTGTCCAGGTCATTGAACTCTTCGTCGAGGTCGCCGTAACCGAACCGAAACTCGTCGGTGTGATCGTAGGACCGCCAAAACGCGTCCTCGGCCTTGAAAGGCCAGGTGAACTCTTGAACAGTGAAGTTGCCGCCACGGATCTTGTCGACCGGATTGCGGGTCCATCGCACCGAAGCCCACCATCGACCGGCGTCATGGTCGAAGAACGACAACTCGCCAGGCTCTTTGGCATCCCAAGCCGCAATCCAATCGCGGATCAGCTGAGCGGTGCTTTCCGGCGTTTTGCCGGTGGCGATGACCGTCATGTCGGCGTCGATCGGATCGTAGAGGGCGTCGATGAATGTCGTACCGTCCTGGGTGGCGCCCTTCTGTTCGATCTGCGCCCACGGCGCGATCAGCCCGCTGAGCGACTTCAGCCGGATGGACTCAGGAGCGGTGAATTTGTCAGGGATCGACAACCCGCCCATCAGGTGATAGACAGCGGCATCGTCGTAGGACCGATACGCCATGTTCGGCTTCTTGCCCTGCAAGAAGTAGTAGGCCCCATGCGGCGTGATGGGATTCGCCGGGATTCGCCGCTTGATGTTCCCCGCCATTACGCACACCACTTTGCAGTAGATGAGTGTTGCGTTCTGCAACACCCCACAGTCATTGCCATCACCGCGCCCCCGGTGCCGGCATATGTCGCACAAGGTCCTGGCCGCCGCGGTCCTCCGTCGACTCAATGATGTAGTTTTCGACGTACCCGATGCCGTTATTGGTGGTAGGCCCAGCCGGGGCGGCCGCCTGCGGCTGCATCGCGTTCATGTTCTGCGCGGCAATCTGCTCGGCAGTGGTCGGGCCAACACCGGCAAGCATGCTCTGATTCGACGCCTGATTGCCACCAGCCAGATTGGCGATAGCCGGTGCCGCACCCGCAATGCCGCCGAGCCACCTAGTCGCCCAGTTGTTCTGAGCCAACTCCGAGCCACCGGCAGGGAGGAAGGTTTCAAGCATCCCCTGCGCCGAGATAGCGGCAACCTGCCCGCCGTACTCGATACCCCGGTTGATCAGCTTCATCGCTGTTTGCAAAGCAGCAGCAGCAGCGGGACCGCCACCGCCGCCGCCCATCATCCCGCCAGCAGCAGCAGCGGACACTGCGGCATCCTGTGCCATGCCGAGCAAGCCGCCGCCGCTGATGCTGAACCCTTCGCCGTATCCGGCCGGTGCCTCCACTTCGGCACCGATGACCGTGCCGGGGGTTTCAACGCCGCCAGGCAAAGCCGTTTCGGGAACGGCGGGCGCAGCGGGCGGGGTGAGGAACTCGCCCAAATCTTGGCCCTTTTCCGCCGTAGAACTATCGCGGCCAGCGATCACATCCAGCGGATTAGGCGGTTTCGGAAGCTTGCCGCTGGGCTTGGGAGCTTTGGGGGCATTGCTGGGATCGAATGGGTCTTCGCTGAACGGGGCAAAACCCCCGAGCGGGTCTGGAGCTTTGTTGGGATCGACTGCACCGCCCACTTCGTAGCTGTGCAGCCTCTGCCGGAAGCTGTAAACCCCGGCCTGCCCACCCAATGCGGCAACATCTTCTCTGGTCAGAACGTGCTCGCCGCTGTGCGCCATAATCGGCACTTCACCACCAGCCGCGAAGCCGGGGAGCCCGAGGAGTGCCGCGAGTGGGTCGGGGGGCTTTGTGCCTGACTTGACGATCGGAGTACCGTCAGGCTTGTAGTCCCCGCGTGCCACCGCATTAGAGCGAGCGCTCGGCGACATTGCACTCCAGTTGGACTTGGCCGCATCCATCTGCGCCTGCTCGGTAGTTCGCATCGGCGCGGGCGGCTTGGGTGCGGCAGGGCCGGGAACCGCACCGCCGACGATCGTCACCGGCAACGGAATGGGGATGCTGGCCCCGCCCAGCGACACGCCGCTTCCCGGCTGTACAAGTCCGGCGAGGCTGCCCTTGCCGCCGAGGGCTTCCAGTAGAGGCGAAGTGTCGGGCTTGCCGATGCTTGAACCGTTCAGCCCGACGTGTAGATGGTCGAAGTGGTTCCCGCCCTGCATGGTCTTCCACAGAACGTGGTTGACCCCAAGTATTTCCTTGTTGTCCAGAAGGAACTTCTGCAACAGATCGCCAGTTCTGCTTTGCTGGGGATCGTTGGCGTTGAGGTTGAAGTCAAGCCCCTGACCATGCCCGTGCCAGGGATACTTATCGCCCTCACGGCCAACCTTTGCCGACCCGAGCGTGACGTTGGCGAACTGCGGCATCCCCTGAATCAAGCCGAGCAACGCCATAGACTGCGGCTTCAAACCAGCGGTAGATGTGTTGTTCGGATTGAACTTCAAAACGCTTGCGGAAACCGCACTCGTACTCGTCGGTTTGTAGCCAGCTTCAGCGGCCAGGGGAACGTCGCCCGTTGTCGTCGCCGGGTTCCTGTAGCTGGGAGTCCAGCCGTCGCCGCCGGTCTCTCGACCGGGGTCAAGCGGCCCGCCCTTGTAGTAGCCCATATTCGCCGACATAACGCCTGCGAAGCCATGGCCGACACCCTCGCCCTTGGGGAATCCCATTCCAGCTTGCGCCCCACGAATCGCACCAAACGCCGGAGCGAACGCCAGATTGGCGAGAAACTTCGTCAGATTCTCCGCGATCCCCGACAGGCCCCTACTGATGCCGAAGTCGTTGTCGAGAGCCGCGCCGAACTCGCCGAGAGCATCAGCGATGCTGTTGGTGGTGTCTTTGAGCTTCTTCACATCCCCAGCCTGGGCTTCGCCCAACCGAACCAACGCCTTGTGCAGGCCAAGTTTCTCGTCGTAGACCTTTCTCTCAAGGTCGTTGATCTCTTCAGCGGTCAGAAGATTCGACTGCTGACCGGCCAGCAGATCCTTCCTTGCTTCCTCAAGGTCACGCGCCTTGTCCTGCACGGCAAGCTGCGCGTCGAACACCTCTTCGGGATCGACCAAGTTTGCGCCGTACCCGGTGAACTGGCCGAACTCGTTGTACTGCGGCATGGTCGGACCCT